AAAGCCGCAATGGCTGTGCAGGGCGGCTGGATGCACGGCACTGATCTGGATGCACACCCGTACTGTGTGGCATGGAATGGCGAACCGCTGAATGCAAGAAAGGAGAATTAAGCCATGAAAGCACTGAAAATTGAGCCGGGCAAAGCCCCGGAACGCATTGATGTTGCCAACGAACTTGCAAGCCTGCAGAGCCTCGTGGGCGGCTATATTGAGGTGATTTACCCGGATGAACGCCGCCCGGTCGGCCTGATCTGCAATGAGGAGGGCAAGTGCTGCGGGCTCGAACTGAACAGAGCCTTATACCAAAACGGTAAGCCCTACGACATCATTGCCGGCACGTTCTTGGTAGTTGGACTTTCGGCGGAGGACTTCACGGATCTGCGGGAAGAAGATGCAGCCTATTTCGAGAAGCTGTTCCGCTCACCGGAAAAGTTTCAGCGATTCGCCGGGAGGCTTGTTATCTCCAAGGTGGTTTCCGGCGGGGCATAAGCCCCGCTTTTTTCAAAATCGAAAAAACCCAGTCGGTTTTTCTGGGTTTTTTTAAAACCCAACGAAACCCAAAATAACCCAACAAAACCCAGAGAAACCCAAAAAAGCCAAGAATAAGATTAAGATTAAGAATAAGATTAGATGACTTCGTCATCATCAGCGCGGGTGCGCGCGTTATATGGCTGATGACGAGGACGAATCCAATTGATGAAGAACAGGATCATCGGTGCGGCCAAGCAGGTAATCAACGGAACAGTCCAGCTTGTCAGCCATGGCAACAAGAGCTTCTATTCGCGGAAAGCTGCCACCTGACTTCATGGTGGACAGCGTATTCTTGCTCAGGTTGCAGTCAACCAGTAGGTCTTTGACCAGAACGCCCCGCGTATGGGCGGCTTGCTTGATGCGGTCAGCAATTTGGGAAGAAGTGAACATAAAATGCACCCCCAATCTGTGCAAAAGATAGAATCCCATAATTTTGGGAATAATGCGTTGAAATCCCATAATTCTGGGATTATAATGTATCTAACAAGTGATTCATTCACCTGTTAGATGGAAAGGAAACACAACATGGAGAGATTTGTAGCACCCATGGCTACATGGGAAATTGTGGGCGGCGACCTGCCGCCTGTCCGGGTTCGTGCCCGGACGTTCGATGAAGCACTTGCAAAGGCAAGGCTTCGCAATCCCGGCTATTGTGCCGGATGGGTCGTTGAGGAGGGCTGAACCATGGAAATCAAAAACGTGCACTGCGAGAAGCAAGCGCTGGAGCTTTTCAGGATGATGCCGGACAACAAGAAGTCATCTCTCCACAATGCGTTGAGCCGAAACCTTGAGTTTACCACTTCTTGGGGACTGGAACTTGGCGAACTCCGTGCTTATCAGAACGGTGTTTACATCACTCTCCAAGGTACGCGCTGCAGTTTTTCCGTGTATGCAGAGTTGGTGAACGGAAAGCCTGTTTTCAAGCGCAAGCCCCCTGAAAGCAAGCTCAGCCTGAAATTCAGAAGCGGCCTGCTGTTCGATGCTGGAGACTTCAACGAATTCTAAACAATATTGGAGGACAAGACCATGTTTGAGATCACAGACGCCGAGAAGCTGAGAGATGCTTACACCCTGTTGGCATTCATCCGGGACGACGTTCCAACCACCACCGCCGAACAGAAGTCTGGCATGGCCGCCTTTATGGTCAGCATCAAGAAGGAGATTCGGGCCTACAACAACCGCCCGGCACCTGACAGCCGCATTGTCGAGGAGCGCGGCATTGATGGCTACATTGAGCTGGTGCAGCTCCCGAACGAGCTAGACAAGGCCAGCAAGGCCGATGCAGCCGAGTGGTTCCGGGGAAACCGCTACTACGAGTTTTGCCCGACGGCTTATGACTGCTCTGGGCAGCGCTTCACAAACTGGTACAAGCTGCACCGCCGCTGCGGGCACTGGTTCGCATATCATTCGGTCAGCTTTGACGTTTAATCAAAAAGGAGGACAAAATCATGCTGGACAAGAACGGAATCGAGATCAAGACCGGGGACGTCGTAAGAATCACCGGGGCGTACTTCAAGACCGACAACGCGCTCTACTTTGTGGAGCACAGCGACGGAGACCCCGACTGGTGCGGGAAAGACCATTGCCTGCTGAAGATCAAGCGCAACGGCGAGCTGAGCAAGGCCAAAAATGCGGTCTGTTTCTGGCCGATCATGGTAACGGTCAACGGCTACGAGAAGTACACCACCGCAAAGGTGTGGAACAACGAACACGCACAGATCGAGATCGTCGAGGGCATCGACAAGACCCACATCGCTGAGTATTTCCGGGACAGGGCGCAGCAGTGTGACAAGCGGATTGAGCTGTACACTTGGGATTTTGGCGCAGATAGCAACTCCGTCAAGGAGCAGGAGCAGTACAAGGGCTTTTATAATTCCGTCGTGGCAAGATTGGAGGTCTGAACAATGGATAACGTCTGTGATGAATACTTTCTCTTGTCCTATCTAAAGGAAAGCGAGCTGGAGGAAAAATATCGCGAAGAAGGGTACACGCACATGATCGTCAACGGCTATGAAGTCCGCTGGCCTCGCTTCGAGAACTTTATCTCCGCTTACCGGGCTGGCCATGTCGAATACTTCACTCCCGGCGGGCCGGAAGAAAACTGGAATCTGATTCCCACAGAGGACGTGAAATTTTAATCGCAAGAGTGGTAAACTCCCCCGCCTGATGATGACCTCCGGCACAGGTCGAAACGCCCGAAAGGGCGTCGCGGGAGCCAACCGCAAGAAAGGAAGATTCACATGAAGTATGAGATCTACCAGCTGAAAGAGGACACCATGGAGCAGGTAAAACTGCGGTTCATGGCATCCGATCAGGCCGCACAGCTGGGCGGCATCCACCGGGAGAACTACCGCCGGGTATACGGCGGTGAGATTCCGTCTGTCCCGGAAGTGGGCAGGATGCTTCTTCGCCTGTTCGCACTCTTCAACGGGTCGAATCGACCCGTTGATTTCTCTGGCCACAGCATGAGCGTGTCCGATATCGTGCGGCTCACCGAGGATGGTGCATCCAGCTGGTGGTACTGCGACCCCTACGGCTGGATGGAACTGAATGAGGAAGAATGGGGGCAGACCTGATGCGTCACTACACAAAAGCGGAGTGGCGCAAGATCCCAGAGTCCTACAAGGGACGTTGGGAAGCATCTCCGTACAACCTTGAACGAGTGAAGCGGGGCGAACTGCCAGCTGAGTACATCGGCAAACGGACAACCATCGTCAATGACGAGCATCGCGGTACGGTGCTTATCACCGAGGGCGCGCACTTCATCATTGATGGCTGATTTCACCAAATCGAACAAACGTCCACAGAGAAGCGATTTGAACCGCATATTCTGCCGGGCAGCAAATTCCATGCGGGAGAATAGAAAACGCAAAACAGAGCCATCGGAGCGGCTCTGAGTATTATTTCCGTTGGCTCAGAATGAACTGAAGGAAATCCGTAACCTTTTGGCGTTCTTCATCTGTTAACTCCATACGCTGCACAGCGGGGTCAACGGTGCGCCCCATAAGGAAGTCCATGGAGCAGTCCAAGTAGTCAGCGATGCGCGCCAGACTGTCGGCGGCAATCATGCGACCGGTTCGCAAGTTGGAAAGAACGCCTTTGCTCATTCCGAGTTCGGCGTACATATCCTTCAGCTGGATATTGCGTGCCTTTGCCTGAATTTTGATGTTTTCCGCAAGGGCGATAGAATCATACAAATTTTCGGTTGTCATTTTGTGTATCCTCACAAAATCCATCAATTGATGCTTAAACAGCTTGAAACGTTGCAATTGATGGATTATAATACACTTGTACAGAACAAATGTTAAGTGAAAGGGTACAGCGCTTACCATTCAGCGCGTTCCCCCAGAACCTCTCAGCAAAGGGGTTCATTCGTACCACGCAATACGAACCATGAACGTTGACCTCCTAAAGACAAGCGCCGCTGCAAAGCATAGCGGACAACAGCCGCAAGTTGGATGCTGTGCAGTTATAGCGCCGCTCCCATGACAGCTTCGCTTAACGACAGGGGAACGCGTTGAATGGTGGGTACTGGCTCTTTCATTTTATCAGAAATCTAACAAGTGTTCAATACACTTGTTAGATAAATCTTTGTTAGGAAGGAGAAAAAGCATGAAAAAGACTACGATGCCGGATTGGTGTGTGGCTGTCAAGAAAGCCATGATCGACCATGATGACATGACCGTCACGGAACTGGCAAAGGAAACGGGCTTTTCTCGCTCGCATATCAGCCAAGTCGTCAATGGTGTGCTGGTGCCGTCCGAGAACGTCCAGGGCGCAATCGAAAAGTGCCTGAACATCAGCGGGGTGGCTTACCGGAGCTAACCTACATCTCAAGTATACCAGAAAGGATGGCGTGGAAAAATGGCGATTGAAAGCCAGAATATTTACAAAAATGCGCGGAAATCTGCTGGTTTTACGCAGGAAAAAGCATCGCAGCTTTTGAACGTGTCGGTTGACAGCCTGCGGGACTATGAGCAGAGCCAGCGTCCAGTGCCCAGCGACGTAGCGAGCGCCATGTGTGATGTATATCAAGCTCCATATCTGGCCGTGCAGCATCTGCGGTTGACATCAGATCTCGGCAAACGGGTCGTGCCTGAGATCCAGTTGAAAGACCTGCCGGAAGCCGTGCTGGGCGTTCTGGCGGCGGTTCAGCGCTTCTGTGCAAAGCGGGAGGCAATGGTAGAAATCGCCGCAGATGGCCAGATCGCTGAGAGCGAGCAAGCCGAATGGGACGAAATCATGCGTTTGGCCAACGACCTGAATGTGGCAATGAACAATATGCGTTTTTCGAAAGGGGGACGGCAGTCGTGAGCAAAGAGTCGTATTTCATCGGTTGTGCAGAGGTTGCGGAACTGGTTGGCTGTGGCAAGTCCCGGGCATATAAGTACATCCAGCAGATGAATCAGGAACTGGAAGCAAGGGGAAACCTCACGTTTCCCGGCCGGGTGCCCCGGCGGTATGCGATGGAACGTTTTGGTCTTTTGGAGGAGGTGCGGGAGGATGAAAGCACAAACACTCGTGCCGCTGGCAGCGGCGGCAGCGGCGCAGCTTCTGGTGGTCGGAAACATCGCCGCGGCGTTCGCTTTCCAGCAGAAGCCGCCGGTTGAAACGCTGGTTACGGTACCAGTGGTGGCCGAGATCGAGCAGGTTGAATGCGTTCGTCAGGACCCGGTTCCGTATGAGCCGGTTACATATCAGGTGCCGCTGGATGCGGAACTACAGTCCTACACGGAGAAAATGTGCGACCTCTACGATGTGCCCTTGGAACTGGCTTATGCCGTCATGCAGGTCGAGAGCGGCTTTACCCCGGCGGCGTGCAGTTCTACCGGGGATTATGGCTTGATGCAGATAAACAGCATCAACGCCGGGTGGCTCAAAGATAAACTTGGCATAACGGATCTGCTGGATGCCCGCCAGAACATTCAGGCTGGGTGCTATATGCTGGGTATGTATCTCAGCGAGTACGAGGGTAATGTGAATTGCGCTCTGATGGCCTATAACCTTGGCACAGCCGGAGCCAAAAAGGCTTGGTCTGCTGGCACATATAGCACAGCCTACACGGACAAGGTGTGGAACGCAATGGTAAGGCTGCTGGAAGGAGAAAGGGATGTTTCATAAGATGGCGCAAATGATTCAGGCGCACACCGAGAGGATGCTGCTGGACGAAGTTTTTGCAACATATCGGGATGTGCAGGATGCTGCCGCCGAAATGGCGCAGGTGCTTCCGTGCCCTCGATGTGGAAAGCAGACCATGAAGATGCGCTTGCACAGCAATGCTCTTTCCCGTCAAGTTCCGGGCATTACGATTTGTGACCGCTGCGGAACCGAAGAAGCACTGGAAGATGCTGTTCACCAGCCGATGGATGTTCGCAAGTGGGCACTGATCGAAACCTACATGAAGGGGGCAAACCTGAAATGAAACGCAAAAAAAGGCATTTGACCGTGACGGGCTGGGTCGTTGTTGGACTGCTGGACACGCTGGCCGGCGTAATTTCCGGTGGGCTTATGGCCTTGTGGCAGCTGCCCAGTACATATCGCTGGCGCGGCTACTGGGCAATCGGCGGGGAGTGGATTCTCATTGTTGGTGTAATCATTATTGCATCCCGCCTGATGCACGAACTGCAGATGCAGGCGCTTTTTGGAGGAAAGAAGAAGAATGACAAGGTGCGCTCGGTGTCACAGGGTCATTACAGATCCGACGGCAATCGAAGTGGGGTATGGCGCGAAGTGTTACGTCAAGGAGTTCGGAAAACGGCTCCGAGCACCCGCAAAGCCCCGCAGAATCAGGACTGCCACACAGCCTAAAATCACCGCTGAGCGCCAGATTGTAGGGCAGCTCTCGGTGTGGGATATACTCGCCGCACACGAAAAAAGCGCTGACCAGAACGGCCAGCGCGCTACAAATGGATAGAGACCCACACATTCCGTTGGCGCTTGATGCAGGAACATCAAACCGGAAAATGCAGGTCTCCACCACACACAACCATATTGTAGCACAATCGGTTGATTTTTTCAACAGGTACGAAGCGGCGGTCAGGAGCGTTCCTACTGCCGTTTTTCTATACAGAGAATCAGGAGGTACACATGGAAAAGGAAATTACTACCACCAATCAGACCACGGCGTTGGCAGATAGTCTGATTGTGGTGCAGCAGCTTCCTATCATCAAGGAGCAGCTGCACAGCATCAAAGCACAGGCTCAGGAGTCCGTCAAGGAGGCGCTTTCGCTGGCCTGCACGGAAGAAACCCTCAAAGTTGTCAAGGAGCGCCGGGCGGCGCTGAACCGTGACCGCAAGGATCTGGATGCCCGGCGCATGGCCGTGAAGAAGCAGATCATGCAGCCGTTTGAGGACTTCGACGAGGTTTACAAAGAATGCGTTACGGACGTGTACGGCCCGGCAGATGAAGCGCTGAAGGGCAAAATCACGGACGTAGAAGCCGGACTGAAAGCCGACAAGGAAAAAAAGGTCAAGGATTACTTTGCTGAGATGGTCAAGGCCAGCGGCGTTGAGTGGGTCACCTATGAGGATGTCGGCGTTGCAGTCACGTTGACCGCAAGCCTGAAATCCCTGAAAGCCAAGGTCAAGGAGTATGTGGAAAAGGTTGCGGCTGACGTAGCCTGCATCAACGGCATGGAAAATGCCCCGGAGATCATGGCCGAGTATAAGCTGTGCGGAAGCTTGGCTGTTGCCATTAACAGCGCGATCCAGCGCAAAGACCGTATTGCCCGGGAAGAAGCCGAGCGCAAGCAGCGTCTGGAAGCCCAGCTTCGGGCACAAGAAGCAGAAAAGGCCGTTCTGGATGTGGCAGAGGAAGAACTGTCTGCGCCTCAGGTCATGGGCACCGAACCGCCCGTTATGGACGAGCAGGAGACTGAGGACTCCCAGAAGGAGAGCGCGGAACAGGTCGTGACCGCCAAGTTTACTTTCATGGCTAGCACGTTCCAGTGCCGTGGTACATTGGCTCAGCTTCGTGGCCTGAAAGCTTTCGTCAATAGCAAGATTACTGAAATTCAGGCATACATGACCGACAACGGCATTGAAAACAGGGAGGTAAGTGACAATGGCTAAAGCTATGCAGCCGCAGAAGATGCGTTTTTCGCAGGCGATCCAGACTCCGATGTACAAAAATCTCGTGAATAACACGCTGGGTGATCCGGCGCGCGGCGCTCGCTTCATTGCCAATATCACTAGCGCCGTTGCTGTCAATCCGGAATTGCAGAAGTGCGATGCAGGCACGATCCTTGCTGGCGCATTGCTGGGCGAAAGCCTGAACCTGCAGCCCTCTCCACAGTTGGGCCAGTTTTATCTGATTCCTTTCGAGTCCAAGGCAAAGTACAAGAATGGCCAGATGATTAAGCCTGCAAGTGTCAAAGCACAGTTTGTGCTTGGATATAAGGGTTATATCCAGCTGGCCTTGCGCACGGGCCAGTACAAGCGCCTGAACGTGCTGGAAGTGAAGAACGGGGAACTGACCGGATGGGATCCCTTTGAAGAACGATTCCATGAAATGCACTTCATCGAAGATTTTGAGAAGCGTGCATCGATGCCGACCGTGGGCTATATTGCCCACTTTGAGTACATCAACGGCTTCGAGAAAACCCTGTACTGGACAGCAGACCAGATGATGGCTCATGCCGACAAGTACAGCCCGGCGTTCAGCGCAAAGGCGTACCAGAAGCTGCTGAATGGTGAAATCCCGCAGGACGAACTGTGGAAGTACTCCAGCTTTTGGTATAAGAATTTTGACGCGATGTCCAAAAAGACAATGCTGCGTCAGCTGATTTCCAAGTGGGGCATTATGACAGTGGAAATGACCACCGCCTACGAGCGGGATGGCCGAGTAATGATGCCTGATGTGGCAAGCGGCGAACTTCTTCCTGAAGTGCTGGATCCGGCAGAGCCGAGCCAGAAGAACGAAGCCGAGCCGCCCAAGATTGAGCGGACAGCAAAAACCATGGATCTGCCGGAACCGGAGGCGGACGCGGTGGAAGAAGCCGTTGATCTGGCATCGCTCTGATGGTCAGGTACAACATTATCAGCACTGGCAGCGATGGTAACGCCACGATTCTGGAAGATTTTGTGCTGGTAGACTGCGGCGTGCCGTATAAGGCGTTGGAGCCGTATGTTCCGAGACTGAAGCTTGTGCTTCTGACGCATATCCACTCAGATCACTTCCAGAAGCGAACCATCAAGCGGCTTGCCAGTGAGCGGCCGACACTCCGCTTCGGGTGTTGCCGCTGGCTGGTGCCGCCGCTCATAGCTGCAGGGGTGCCGGAGCGTCAGATTGATGTACTGACCCCGAGAACGTTGTATGGGTACGGCCTGTGCAATGTGATTCCGGTAATGCTAGCCCATAACGTACCCAACTGTGGGTATAAGGTGCATTTTCTGTCTGGCAAGGTGATTTATGCCACTGATACTAACAATTTGGATGGCATTCAGGCGATCGGCTATGACCTTTATCTGATAGAATCGAACTACCGGGATGAAGATATACAAGCCAAAATCCAAGAAAAAAAGGTAGCTGGGCAGTATGCCTACGAACTGCAGGTGCTCAGAAATCACCTGTCAGAAGCGAAATGCAATGACTTTTTGGCACGGAATATGAAAGCAAACAGCGTTTATATTCCGATGCACGTCCATGTGGACAAGGAGAACGCGCATGATTGTGACAGCGAAAATTGAGAAGCTGGAGAACGGAAAGCTCGTCCTGAAACCCGACGTAGACATCAGCCGGTTTCTGGCGCAGAAGCGCCCCCGGCGGGTAGAAGTCCGTCTGGATGATGGGCGAACCATTTCCGCAGACCAGCGCCGCAAGATTTTCGCTATTATCCGAGACATTTCTTTGTGGTCAGGGCAGGAGCCGGAAGAACTTCGGCTTTATCTGGAATGGGATTTCTGCTCCCGCTGCCTGCGGGAGTGGTTCTCCCTCTCGAATTGCGATATGACCACGGCCCGAGAGTTTATTACATATCTGATTCAGTTTTGCTTCCATTGGGGGGTGCCCACAAAGGACAGCCTGCTCACCCAGACGGACGATATTGGCAAGTACCTGTATCTCTGCCTTGAAAATCGCCGGTGTGCAATTTGCAACCAGCCTGCAGAGGTGCACCATGTTGACCGCGTGGGCATGGGTCGAGATAGAGAAGCTATCGTCCATGTCGGGCTGAACGCGATAGCCCTTTGTCGGCGGCACCATGAAGAAGCGCACCGCAGAGAAAAAGCCCTGTTTGCTGATTACCATATCTATAGCATCGAGCTGGATCGGCATCTATGTAAAGTGCTTTCGCTCAATCAAAAACCGAAAGGGGAGGTGGAGCGTGGCCGCAAATGATTATGTAAAGCTGTGGATCGAAGATTATAAGCTGCTTCTTGAACCGTATAGCATGGAAGAACGTGGCCGCATTATCTGGGCAATGATGGATTATAAAGGAAGTCATATCGAACCGGAGTTTGTCGGAAATGAGCGTTTTGTATGGCCCTCGATAAAGCAGCGGCTTGATGCTGAAATTGCAGCCTATGACCGAAAGGTTGAAATCAATCAGACTAATGGCAAGAAGGGCGGCAGGCCGAAGAAACCCAAAGAAACCCAAAATAACCGACTGGGTTTTGAAGAAAAACCGACAGAAGAGAACCCGGAAAAGTCTACTGGCCCGCCCGACGACACCCCGGAAAGCTACTGGGTCTGGGCTGGATGCGACAGTATGCTTACGCCCTACATGGCAGCAGAATTTCGGGATTTGCGAGAAACAGGGGTGGAAGACGCTTTGGTGGTTGCTACGCTGGAAGAAGCAATGCGCCACCAAGCGAAGCACCCATGGTGCTATGCTAAGCGCCTGCTCGATCAGGCGGCGGCGCAGCATGTTACAACGTTTGCAGAGTGGGAAAAAACTCACATCAAAAATAAAGGAAATCGGGTTGACCGAGAAACGCCGAGCGGAAACAACATTCTAGGTCTTACTGACAGCCTTGGACGAATAAAGAGAAGACCGTTCAAAAAACAGGATGTTCCGCAGGGCAAAGGGAGCGATTCCAATGGGGAGTGATGTTCGCCATGTCCGGGGTGAAGCACAGAAGGAACTTGTAAAAAAGTTTGAAGTGTTTTCGAGCAATGGTCGGTCACGCTGGCAGGTCTGGAGCGATTGGATCACCATGAGTGCTATTGCGGTGTCCAATGCGACAGATCGGAGCCACTTTGACGAACGCGAGAAGCAGTACTTATCAATCGCAGGAAAATACACGCGGCCGGAAATGGAAGCATTTACGGAAATGCTGGCCTTGTTGGTCGTGGCACTAGAGGACAACCCGGAACAGGACTTCCTTGGCGAGTTGTATATGTGCTTGGGGCTTGGAAACGACCATGCAGGACAATTCTTTACGCCCTACCACCTGTGTGAGTTCATGTCCGCAGTAACGACCCCCGCAGAAGAGTTTCAGCAGAAAATCGGAGATAGGGGATGGGTTGCGGTCTGTGATCCGACCTGCGGCGCTGGGGCCTTGCTGGTGGCGTTCGCAAACGAATGCAGAAAGAAAGGCATCAATTATCAGACGGATGTGCTGTTTGTGGCGCAGGACATTGACTACATCGTGGGTATGATGTGCTATCTGCAAATGAGTCTGCTTGGAATGCCGGGATATGTCGTCATCGGTGATACGCTTGCAAGCCCGTCTACGTCTTATGACAAAAGAGGGCTGCTTCCGGTTGACAACGGGAGCGTCTGGTACACGCCGATGCTCAGGATCCCGGTTTGGCAGTATCGAATCTTTATGGCGCAGATGGAGCTGGTCACCCAGCCGATAAAGGAAGAATATGCTGCGGATGCGCCAAAATCCGAACCACAGAAAGCCCTTGAAGCCACAAAAAAGAGTAAGCAACCAAAAGATACGGAAAAGCCAAAAACCGCTAAAATGCCGCCCAAAGAGCCGGAGCAGGAACCGATGTTCTCTGAGGGTAAGGGTGGGCAGTTGAGCTTTTTCTGATAGGAGGACAATATGGATTCCACCACACACACCACAACCACAGTAGAGTTCGTCGATTGGCGGGCCAAGGCAAAAGAGAAGCTGGAGGCAGAGGACAAGCTGTTCAAAGGCGGGCGCGCCGCCGCGAGCGTTCAGAGCTATGTGCTGCGGGCACTGCTGAACTTTGCAGATCAGGAGCCGCGCTTCGCTGAGGTCGTTTGTAACACGGAGCGCACGTTCTCTGAATGCTGCGCGGCAGTCGTGCACAATGCGGGAGAGGTTCTGTCTGACCTTGAAGCGTATCGCAAGGCCGTGCAGTTCTACTTCCCCAATGCTGAAATCTCGTTTTCGATGAACATCAATCTTACCGGAACGCCGCCGACGGAAGAAGAGATGCGGGCGCCGGCAACCATTAAACCGGAGAACGCCACCCCGAATATTCCGAAACCGCAGGAGCCGGCAAAGGAGAAGCCCGACCAAAAGAAGCCGAAACCGGAGAAAAAGCCTGCAAAGAAGAAAGAGAAGCAGAGCGAGGATTCGATGCAGCTTTCCTTGGAGGGATGGTTCTGATGATTTTGGGATTCAAGGGATTCAAGCCGGGGCTGGTCGCAACGCTTGGAAACGGAAAATTCCAGTATGTTCCGAACGAGCTGAATGAGACGAAAAAGGCCATGTGCGCCAGCACCGGGTTCCATTATTGCTTAGACCCGTGGGATTGCCTGAATTGGTACACATGGAACGGCAAGAATGAGTTTTGGGCAGTTGCGGCCGGGGGCGATGTTGACGAGGATGGCTACGGAAGCCGGAGCAGCTGTACGAAGCTGGTTCCTCTCCGCAAGCTGACAGCAGAAGAATTTTTGCTGATGCACGCCAACTATGTGTTTGAGCATCCTGCGGAGAAGTTTGAGGACAGCTATAAAGGGCCATTTCATGTCGCATATGGCCGGGATAAGAAGCTGGCCGGAGAACTGGGAGAATGGCTCTGCTTCATCATCCAAGATCAGCAGGAGTCCATCTGCATTGCACAGCCGATTGACGGCGTGAAGATTTTGCCGGGGAAGAACTACACGGCAGAGAGCTTGGAGGCGGCACACAATGAAAAAGGCTGAAGAATTGAAACTTTATGCGCCGGAACCGAAACGGCCAGAGCTGGATGCGGCACTGTGTATGTCAGTTGCCGAGGGGCAGGGCATGGGCCGCTACATCGAGGGAAAGGTGCTGACGGTGGCCGTCTGGGACAAAAAGGAAAAGCCGCTGGTCGTGTGGCGCTTTTTCGGGGATTACTGGACGGGGGAGCTTCGCGGGAACGAGAACCCGACTAAAGGCGAGCTTTCGCCGCGTCAAATTGAGGTCAAGCCCTGCCAGTGCTTGACATGGAGGACCGAAGTGCCGGCCACAAAAGGAGAATCGGAACTCCTGCAGAACTATTTTGATGACTGCAGACCGGGATATCTGATTGGCATTGTAGAAGATGCACTGTCGGCTCATGCCAGGAAGAAGCGCGAAGAGCGCAACGCACGACAGGCGGCTGAGACCAAGAAGCTCTTTGAGAATCTGCCGGAGCCGCCGGAAGATCTCAGTAAACAAGTTTTGAAAGTGTGCAGTGATGCGGGCTTTCTCTGGGTCACCAATGATAAACAGAACGTAATCGAACCCGGCGGCGTTGAGAAGAAAATCTCGATTCAGCGGGCAAGGTGCGATAGCTGCGGTGGTGAATATACGCTGTCGGAACTGCTCAAACACAAGAGCACAGCGACGTGCGAGTGCTGCGGGGAGAAAATGCAGGTTCGCAATACCCGCTATTCGGTCAAAAGGTTATGGGCCGCAAGGATATTCCTTTGGAGCAAGCCGCAGGGGGATGGAGTCTGGATTCGCCGCTATCTGGTGTATTTCGATTTCAGAAATCATCGGGCAGAACCGGAATTTCACGGCCGTGGAATCTGGTGGACGGACGGAAAGACCATAAAGCAGTGGAAACGCGACTGGGGCGAAAAAGCTCAGTATATCATGTGCCAGCGCCCGAAGCTGTCCGCGATGCTGCTGGCCTCCTCTGGCCCGTATCAGCCGTACACGCTGGCATCCCACACTGACCAATTTGAGAGTGATGTTCGGAAAGTGTTGAAATCTGAATGGATGTACCAGTACGATAATCACCTCAATTTTCCGTGGGAAGTTCGGCAGTGGGAAATTGTGAATCGGTATCCGATGGCCGAAAGCCTTGTCAAAACGGGCTGGGCTGACGCTCTGTGCTCTCAGGTGTACGACGAATATGAGCACAGCACCCGCATCAATCTTCGCGCAGAAACCTATTACGGCGTGTTTGGCTTGAACCGTCAGGAACTGGCCGCAGTCTCGCAGAGCAAAAAGTCGTTCCGCGAGGTGGATAATGCGCTGGAATGGAAAGAAGCCGGCCTTGCAATCAATGGCAAGAACATGGCGATGACGGCTAACATCCGAAAACTCTCAGGAATGGCCAAGACATTGCAGGAAAGCGGAATGACGCGGAGCCTGAAATATCTCCGTCAGCAGACAAGGCGAGCCACCGGAAGCTACAACGGCCAGATTGCTCTTCAAGTTGCATCGGACTGGCTGGACTATCTCGATATGGCCGGACAGATGAAGATGAACTTGAATCTTGAAAAGGTTCGTTTCCCGCTGGATCTTAAACGCCGCCATGATGATTTGGTTCTGGAGCGCAATAAGCGGCGCCGAAAGGATGCGCTGAGAGGTGCTGCAAGCAGCATCAAAAAGGATGCCAAGGAACTGGAAAATCAATTCCATATCGAGAACATCTACAAGAAAATCCGCAAAATCTACGAGTACGATGGAGCGGAATACATCATTCGGGTACCGGATGGAGCAAAGGCCATTTTGGAAGAAAGCAGATTTCTTGACCACTGCATCCAGCGCGGAACCAGATACTTTGAGCGCATTGCCAAACGTGAGAGCTACATCTTCTTCATGCGGCGCAAGGCTGACCCGAATACCCCGTGGTATACCTTGGAGGTGGAACCGGGCGGCACTGTCCGCCAAAAGCGCAGCTATAACAACGACCAGTACGCCGATTTGGAGGACGCGAAACCGTTTATTGCGGAATGGCAACAGGTCGTGCAGGGCCGCATGACAGCGGCGGAAATTGACTTTGCACGGCAGTCCAAGGAAATCCGTGCACAGGAGTTTGCAGAACTCAAGGAAAACGGAAACATTATCCGCACGGGAGCAAATGCTGGAAAGCTGCTCGTGGATGAACTGATGCACGACTTGATGGAGGTGGAAAAACGTGTCGGCTAAAATTGAACTTTCTCTCGCGCCCGCCAAAGCAAAAGGTCTTTCGGAAGATGAGCGTCTGGATTTGGGGCGCCTGCTCCTGAAAGCAGGATACCGAGTTGATATTGTACGCCGTCGTCCAAACGCCAACCCGGGCACCCAGTACGAGTACTATATGATTCTGGACAAGGGGGATAGCAATGCCTGATACCCGCAAAGGACACAACCCCAGCGGTGCGCCGGACCCCACCCGGGCGCGTGCTGAAAATAACATCCAGAAGGACGAGAAACGGGTGCATGATCTTATTCACGTTCTGCGGTATGTGGCAGATGCCGCAGGGTTTGAGATTGCAGAGCGCATTGTCCTGATCGACAGTCAGTCGGGGAGGATCTATCGGTGAACAGAACAAAAAACGAATTGGCGGATTACGCATGGAATCCTGTAACAGGATGTCTGAAAGACTGCCGATATTGCTACGCAAAAAAGAGCGCTTTACGCTTTGCCAGCGACTGGAGACGAAATCTTGCAGAACGTCCGAAGGTTCAGCAGGTCGGAGCGAACCTCTTTGAGCTGGACACTCCATGGGAAACCACGAATAACCGCTTTCTGAACAACCCAACCGGATTTATGCCCACGATACATAAGTATCGCATGGATTGGCCACAAAAGGTCAAAGTGGGCTCAACCATCATGGTATGCACGGACGGCGACTTGTTTGGTCCGTGGGTGCCGGAAGATTGGATTCTTCAGGTATTCGCTGCGGCCGAAATGGCACCCCAGCACCAGTACGTTTTCTTGACGCAGTACCCGGTGAGATATCAGAATCTTGCAAACCATGGGGTACTTCCACAGAAAAACAATTTCTGGTACGGCTCTACCGCAACGATTCTGTCAGACAGCGTGTGGGCAAACGAAAAGTATAATACGTTCGTAGCCATAGAGCCGCTTCTCGGACCGTTTGAAGGCGATGCAACAAAAACGTTCCGAAAGCTGAAATGGGCAGTTATTGGAGCGGAAACAGGCCAAAATGCCGAAAAGGTTATTCCAAAGGCTGGATGGATACAGGACATTCTGACATCGGCAGATGCAGCTGGTACGCCGGTGTTTATGCGGAGCAACATGGAAAGCATAGTGGGCGCTGAGAATATGCGCCGGGAAAAGCCTGCGGCATTTTTGCAGAAAATTCCGACAGTGGAACAGAAAAAGCGGCTGTGGGAACATTGCACCGTTTGCGGCAAGTACCGGCCTATGAAGGAAATGTACGCCCTGCTCCTGCGCAGAAAGCGTGGCGATAACCCGGAGCGGGTGGCTTATATGTGCCCTGAATGCTATGGAAAATTCAGCATGAAGCACTTTGAGAAAGGAGAAAAGGAAGATGAAGTTTGAGCGAAGCGAACTTGGAGCGCTGTTTTCCAAGTTGCGCACGGCGGTGCCGGAGGTTCGGGCGGTGGGCACCGATGATGCAGGAATCCTGTTGAGCGGCTCCAATGCATACGCCACCAATCTGGAACTGAGCGTCCGTGCTGGTCTGTCCAAGCCGGTTGAGCAGGATGTGGTGGTTCCACCGCGCGGTGTTGATTTTATCAGCGGCACGGTAGCACCGGAAATCAGCATCGAGGCCGATAAAGGAATCCTTACCGTGAAATCCGGCACGGCCAGGGCACGCCTGAACACAACGCCGGCAGAGAACTACCCGGAGTTTTCTGGCCCGGGCAATGATGCAAAGCGGTGTATCGTGGGGGCCAACGATTTAAGCTGGGCAATCTCCAAAGTCCTCTATGCGGTGTCGAAGGACGAAAAACACCCTGCGCACCGTGGCCTGTGCTTCTCTCGGAAAGGCGAGGATGTGCTGGAAATCTGTGCGCTGGATGGATACCGGATGGCGATTGCCAGAATCAATTGCACAGCTGATGGTGATTTTCGCTTTACGCTTCCTGCGGCCACGGCAAAGGCAGTTGATACGCTTTCTATGGATGGTAGCGTGGAAATTGTGCGTGACCGGAAAAAGGCTGTTTTCAGTGACAGCAATTTCGAGGTGAAGTCCCGCCTGATTGCGGAACCGTTCCTGGACTATGGTAAGGTTGTGGCCCAGAGAAATGAAGGAACCCGAATTGCGCTTGACAGAAAAGAACTGCTGGGCGTTCTGGGTCGCGTCAAGCTGGCCCGGTCTGCAGACGCAAAGGAAAAGAGCGTTCTGGTAATGGACTTGGAGCCCGGCGGCACCGGCAGAGCATCAATGCGCAGCACGATCGCGCAAATGAATGAGGAGTTTTCCTTTAGCGGAAAGTTGGAAGACCCCTTGCGAATCGGCTTCAACCTTGAATTTCTGAGCGAGGCTTTGAAGTCGATGGAAGAGGACGAAGTCAGCGCATGGGTAGTTGGGCCGCTGTCCCCTGTAAAGCTGATTGAACCGCAGTATGAAGCGCTGGTGCTTCCCGTTAAGGTAAGGGGTGAAGCATGATGCAGGATAGAACTTTTCGCGGGCAGTCTGCAGATGGCGTTTGGCATGAAGGATTCCTGATTCGCTCCCCGGGCGTGAAGAACAGCCGCCCGGGTGAGGGCTGGTACATCAACTCCGAGCAAGAGCCGGCATACGCCCATCTGGTCAAGCCATTTACAATCGGCATGAGCACTGGCGTAAAGGACATGGAAGGAACGATGGTCTTTGAGGGCGACATCATCAAAACCACCGGCTCCAACGAGCGGATTTTCTCTGTGGAGTTTGGCGAGTACATTGCCTATGGCGTGAGCCATATCGGGTTCTACGCAAAGATTGCCGGCAAGAACTCACGCGACTACAACCCGTGCTGTCTTCGGGCGTTGCTCTACATTGGAAAAGTGGTTGGAAACATGAGCGACACACCATACCTGATGAAAGAAGCTGGAGAGGAGCAGAAAAAATGAAATGGACTGAAACAATTACCCCGAAGCAGGCAGTCGAAGAACTGGGCGTGCCCTATCACGGCTGGATGCGCGAGATGGACCGGGCATGGGTCAGCGAGGATGGACAGTACAGCGTTATGTCCCGCCTGCTCCGCACGCCTGTCGGCAAGGTCGAGCACGTTGCTATCACGTCGGCCGCAGGGTGCGGCAAGTGCGATGGCAGCGGGGACATTCCGTGGGCGGTCAAGATGCAGATCAAAAACGAATTGTTCGGCGAAAAGCGCGCCGCCATCGAGGTATACCCGTCGCAGGACAGGCTGGTGGATGCCGCCGATACCTATCACCTGTGGGTGTTTGAAAAAGGGTTTAAGATGCCCTTTGGCATCCATCCCCGGGATGAAAAGCCTATGGTGGTTAATCGGGGTAGCACAAGGGTACGCGCTGTTGATGGCCAAGGTCAGGAATACAGCATCAAGGAACTGCTGGAGCGTAACGGCGCGGCCGATATGCCCAAGCGCGCCTATGCTGACCTGATAGCCGGCTACATGGCGAAAAACAATTTGCTGGGAGGGTGACACAGAATGAGCATTTGGATTGTTCTGGCAATTCTGGCGGTGATGGCTGCACTTCTGATTTATGCGGCGTGCTGTGTGGATGGTGATATAGACCGCCAGAGCGAAGCGCACCCGCCGAAACCAGAGAAAGGACGAGACGATGGCAAAGTATGAGATGCTTATCACTGCATCCGGGAAACGTGGCTCTGCACTCCTGCCGTGCGTTGTTGTCGATGAAAAGGGCATTAAGCGTGCTGCTGTACGGGCTAAGGCGATGGCTAGAGCTTGCTACCCGGAGTATGAAAAATTCAATGTGGTGAAGATGAAGGTGATTTCAGATGAATGAAAAGGGATTGATGGAACAGTCGAACGCAGCGATTAAAGCGGCGCTGGAGCTGTACGCGGCTGACCATGGGAAGTTGAACGATGGTGACAGCTTTACGACAAAGCTCAATAACTGTGTGCTCACCATTTCGCTGAAAGATGGGAGCTTGGACGTACAGTTTGACCCGGACGCAGACGTCGCGGTGGACACCCCGTACACACTGGACATGAAGCTCGACATTTATGAGGAGAAAGACAATGGATGAGTACATCAACCGTGAGGACGCATTGAAATGCCTGGAGTATAACACGATTCAGAAGCCGAGTGCGAATGATGTTGTTTCTGCGACTCTCCGGGTAGCGCGGGAAAAGGTCAAGAAACTTCCTGTTGCACAGGAAGGAGCGCTACTTTCTTTCTGGCGCGACCCCGACAAGGATCCTCCGAAAGTTGAGACGGAAGTGCTGATTCTGTTTGAAACAGCCTGCGGCGGATATGGGATTACGACGGCCCACTACGAAGATGGCACTGTTTTGTCCGAAAAAAGCAGGTTCTACTGGGAAGAGATTTTCGAGTGGGGCACCTATGATGAAGAGCATGACGATTATCTCATCCCCAAAGGCTGGTGGGAATATCGTTATTTCAACCCGGAGGATGTTTACAACAACCGTGTTGATTCTCCTGTGGTTGGGTGGATGCCTTTGCCGCCGAAGGAGGTAGTGAAAAAATGAGAACGCTTAACGCTGACCAGCTGAAAGCTGTGCTGAGCATGGAAAGTTCACTGGGACATATTCACACGCTGGCAGATGTCGAAAATACGATTGACTTTCTTGCCAAAGAAGAGCCGGAAGCCGCGGGCAGTGTAGAAAAATTCAATATTTTCGATACCCCGTGGGCTGGAAAAATTCGGGCGGCATTCCCGCAGTCGTTTGTGAATATGCAAAACGAACTCATTTTCAGCCAGAGAACCAATTCCTATTTCAGACTGGAAGATGTGACCGATGAAACCCAGCTGAAAGCAAAAATTCTGGAGTGGCTTACATGCACCGCAATCAAGGGCATTTCCCCGAAGGAAAGAAAACTTCACTTTGAGGGCATCAACAAACTGCTGGGCACGAACTTTACGATGCAGGAAATGACGGATATCTATACTTACCTCGGAAATGGAATCAAACATGATCTCTGCGTGAAGTTTGTGGAAAGCGGCTATGATATGACGATGATTCAAAAAGAAGGGTGAGCAAATGGATAAGCAAAAGATTAAGAGTGTTCCGAGGCTGACGACCGACAACCCGGGGAACAATTTTCAGACTGCCCTCAACTTTACTGACGTCAGCGAGGACGGCTGGGTATGGCTGCGGCAACCTGAAATAGCGCTGACCGAGTACGCGCGGCAGCTCGTCAAGGGCCATGGCAGCAGCATCGATTTGAACTGCAACGATATGGAACTCTCCGAAAGCCTGACCGATCACCTCTTCGATGACCCAAAGCAGAGCATCGATGGACTGATTGCAGAGCATTACACGATTTTGTGGGCCTACGCGACCCTGCGGGAAAAGCTCAAATGGTACGAGGATGCAGGAATCCCGGTCATTCCTAATTACGGTCTGAGTACCATCCGGCGGGCGATCAATCGGTACGGCACCGCCCCTCAGCTCCAGATGGCGATCAAGGAAATGTCAGAGCTCACGAAGGCGATCTGCAATCTCCAGCGGGCCGTAACCTTCAACTACCGCAACGGTGCGAAGATCAAGGTCGCCCACGAGAGCGTCAGGGAAGAAATCGCGGATGTTTACATCATGCTGGCGCAGCTCGTTGAGATCGTCGGCAGGCCTGAAGAGGTACAGCAGATCGTGCTCGAAAAGCTCGAACAGCTCAAAGGCGACCTGGACGGCGGGGAGGTACACAGTGAGTAAAAAAGCTGTTTTGCTGAGCATCCGGCCCAACTGGTGCAAGAAAATTCTTGACGGAGAAAAGACAGTTGAGGTGCGCAGAACTTGCCCTGCGCATGGAACACCGTTTAAGGTGTACATCTACTGCACTTTGGCCGGGAGTGACAGCCTGTTTATGGATGTCCTCAACCGGGATATAGCCGCGTGGAACCGTGGCGGCTGGCCAGGAAAAAAGGGGCGCGTCATTGGCGAGTTCATCTGTAAGAAAATTACTGGCTTAACCCATGTTGGAGAAACAGGAAGCTGGGAACCGGCAAGCCTGTACGTTATGGCACCAGGATCGTACTACAAACCAGCCGACGAGCTTCTTAAAGCAGCCTGCATGAGCAAGGAAACCGCCGAAAAATATCTCAAAGGCCGTGACGGCTGCGGCTGGCACATTTCCGACCTGAAAATTTACGACAGCCCACGACCGTTGAGCGATTTTACAAGGCTGCGGGCAACGAAATTTGGCTATGAGCCTGTAGATATTGAGCGACCACCGCAATCCTGGTTTTATGTGGAGGATGCAGAATGTACGTCATGAATAAAAAATGGGACTCCATCACGAACATTGCCCAGTGCACCAGCGTGTATGTGAGTCCTGAGCATGAAATAAAGGCGGTACCCACTGGAGGCGGAAATGTCTATCGTCTGGGGCAGTATGAAACAGCGGAAATCGCCCGCGCTGTCCTGAATGACCTGTATATGCACATTCCGACTGGCTGCATCTACCAGATGCCGAATGACCAACGAGCACGGGTGCTGGTCCGCGGCATGAGCGATGAACGGCCTGAAAAGTTTGCTGGGAACGGCAAGAAGCCGGTGCGTAGGGGAGGATCCTGATGGCAAAGAAACATCATTGTGGTCGAAAAGACAGGCCGCAGAGGGTATGTAATCCTGATGCTTGCCCCAATTGTATGTACGTCGGAGAGGGTGACAGCTGGTGCGACAAAATCGGAGAAATCGTTCTTTCTGACTGGGAGCCTACAGAGTATTACATGGGGTGCTGCAAGAAAGGAAAAGAAAAGTGACCGCATTAGAGATTTTCAAAACTATTTTGAAGTGGCTTCAGATTATGGCAGTGAGCTATGCAACTGGGGTGCTCATTGCGTCTGAAATTCCTAAAAGAAAAGCACCACTATGTGACAAGTGTGCCCATCTGCGCTTTAAAAGGGCAAAAAACGATGTGTGCTGCAGATATGTCTGCAATTTTTGGGATATGCCACCCTTTGACGATCCCCCAGAGTTTTGCAATAGATTTGAGGAGAAAAAATGAAAGCACACGTTGAACCTAAAAGCCGGGAATGCCCGTTCTGTGGTGCACCGACCTATGAAGTCGTGAGCGTCACGGGCATGAAATGCGTTCGGTGCACCAATAAGAAGAGCTGTGGTGCAATCGTCAGTTTCAACAACAAGGACTGTGATGAACGCGGTGTTTCGCCGGTGGTGTACTTCAATCGGCGGGCAGGAAAGGAGTGAATAAGGGTGCCGTGCTATGAGGTCGCAATCGAAGCAAGAAAAAATGATACGGCAGAAAAATGTATGTTTTCTGCATGGATTCGTGGAGAAAACACTCCGAAAGCCGTAGAAGAAGCCTTGCAGAAAGTAGCTTATGAACACCCCGATTTTGGAATGCTGCGCCCGGTATGCGTAGAAGAGCAAAAACTGGTAGCAGCGTATTGGCAGGGAACATCGGCACCTCGCCGGCAGTGGAAAATAGTTCATAAGTACAAAGTGGAATATAGATCCCCAGTGAGTAATAGGGAACTGCTCAAAAAATCTTATGTGTGGGCAGTATCCGCAGAAGAAGCTGTGGGCTATGCAAAAGAGAACGTTGGAATTTCGGGACTTATAGTGAATGCGGAGGAATCTAATGAATCTGATTCGTGAAATTTTCTTTAGTCCGATGGTCGTGGATGCGGCCGGAATCATCCTGATTGTGGCTGCATTGCCTATGGTAGGTTGGTCTTGGGCTGTAAGCCACATGGCTGGACCGAAGGTCAAAAATGCAAAGGAGGGCACATGAAAGCACATCTGGCGTTCCTGTGCAATGGCCGGTGTCAGTGGTGCAAAAGCCGTTGGGACTGCGGCAAAGCGAGAAGATTCCTGGCAAAAATTTTTGGGTGCAAAGATTGGAGATGGCAAAACAGATGAAGAACATTCGCCAGCAGCGGGCTGATGAACGGGATAAGGCGGCGCAGATCTTCACTTGGTGTATGGTGGTGGCTATGCACCAGGAAGAGGGCATTGGAGCCACACGCTTGGAGCGGGCCTGTAATGAGATGCACGAGTTTCAGCAGCGGTATAGGACAAAAATCCTGACCGAGAACCGCAAGAGTGCAACGGATGCCATGCGGGAGGACTTGAAAGGCATCTGTGATTTTGAGGTCTGGCTTCCGCAGACCAAGGCTCCGCGCAACCGCAGGGAAGAGCAGCTCCGCATGGCCCAGAACGAGGGCGCAGAGATCGCCTGGCTGGTTATGGCGGCAACAACGCACCTGACCTTCGGCTTCGGCAAGGAACGGCTTGCCCGCTTGAAGCAGGAAACGCTGGATAACTACCGGCAGTACATCGGATGGGTAGAGCAGGACGGTGAAGCCTATGCAATGGAACTGCTTCGCCGCTGTTCGGAACAGGCTTTGCAGGAAGAACTCAAAATCAACGATATGCGGGAAAGCAAAGATCATATCCTGCCCGGCGGCTCCGCAGAAGCCCAGAGGGCAGATATGCTGCGGGCAATGGAGGCCGTATCGGCTAAGATGG